CTGCCTTCCTATATTCCTTACTTGCTCCTACTTTCTTTAATAGTTTCAGACCTTGACGTGATGCCTCAAATTCAGAGACTAGTTCAGGTGTCTTGTAGGCAATAGGTGCTGCATAAGGAGCGAGTTTATTTAAGACACTCTCTTTTTTACCTTTCTTTTCGTCACGCCCAGCTTTAATACCGCTAAGTAGACCGCCAGTTACGCCAAGACCTGTTCCAATACCAGCACCAACCTTAAAACTATTGTTAGTACCTAAGGATTTCATCGTCTTTCTATCAAGTTCGTCTATCCTATGCTTTAACTTATGTGCAATCTTACCTACCTTACTACCATTCCTGCCACTTACGTGCATAGAGTGTCCTAACTCATGAGCAAGGTCTGCAGTCGGGTCAGACAGAGAGTGATCGATGGCGATTAGATCTCTAGAGTTAAGTACTTTCTTGAATTCCTTAAGATTTGTTTTTATCTTTCTCTTAGAACCTTCATGTGGAGTCCCCCTAAGTCCCTTCTTGCCAGTTTGCAACTCTACTTCTTTTCTATACTCCCTGAGCTTCTTAATCGCATCTTTTGCCGGTTTAAACTGTTTCTTAATACTTTCTTTTGTAGTATCACTTATTTCAGACAAATGGAAAGACCCTTCACCTCCCTTTCCCCTAATAACAGCCGTTTTCTGTTTATTAGCAAGGTCTTTCAGTTTACCAGAAATGGATTTACTCTCTTCCGCAAACTTCTTAGAATTACTTTTTCCTTTTTGGAGGTAGTATTTAGCTGCATCTTCATTAAGTTTAGAACCAGAACCAACTGCTGCCAGTAAACCTCCAGCACCTGCAAGCTTAACTAGGTCTTTATCTTCGTTTTTCATAGTGTATTTTTTTTTAAACTACAACAACAGGTCCAATACTTAAGGTGGAGTGTATAATCCAGGTTTCATCTTACATCCTGGCACTCCATCATAAGCTCGGAAAACATCTACTGTGAATTAGCTACTATTGTTCGCTAAAGAAAATAGGGTATATTAGTTGCCCCATTAAATAATTTTTCACAGTTCCTAGCATGTACGTTAATATACCAGATGATTGGTTTTGCTAAGTAACGCACAACTAGTTTTACTTTCTTTACTGTTGCATTCATAAGTTCCTATAGCCTCATCGAAGAGTAGAACCTGCCGCTGCTATTCACTATAGGAATTAAAAATTATGGAAAACAAATTAACTTTTCTTACTTACTGTATACACCATCAAAACGATACTTCCAGAAATTCTTCTTAATCTTGATAACTGTTACACCATGCAAGGTAGTTGAATCATCCTTGACAACATTATATCTAGCCACCTGACAATCGAAATACTTACCGGTTGAATCCTGACGTACCTCAACATCACTCAGTGTAAGGCCATTAATGCTATCCTTACAGTTCTCCTTAATTGCGCTGATCACTGCATTGTAGTCTGTCTTATTGCTCAACTTCATAGGAGCTGCCCAGAAGAAAATAGCACTAACCAACAAACAAACACCAATAAAAGTGCCCATTGCAATAATAGGGTTCTTGAATGTCAAACCCTGCTTTAAACTTTGTAAAAATTCTTTCATGACTTTTATTTTTATTACGTTGTTTATTCCTCTACTATACAAAATAATAGATCGAAAGAGGCCAATATAGCTTGCTGAGAAACCATATTATGTACCCACCTTAATATTTTATTCACCAACAAGTTTAAACTATACTGGACGCTCCCTCTGAAAATCTATATTTGTATAAAGTCAATTACAAAAAGAAAGACAGAAAAAATAACTCACCGAGCATATCAATCTGTCTCAATCACCAAGTAAAAAATACTCAGCTCTTTCTACATATAAGGGAACTACTAAAAATCGGGGTGAAAATTGGGGGGAAATTTGTGGCAGGTACTATAATATTGGCCCATTTCTAATATTAAATCCCCCTGCCATCACCCAACCCCGCTAAAATCACCCCGGAAATACCTTAATTATGTAGTATTAAGCAGTGATTTTATGTATTGTATTGAAAAACTTATTATGGAGGCGAGAAAGAATAATAGTAAGCTCGATCTCAGTGTGTATCAAAGAATCAAGGCAGAGCAGGATAAGTATGTACATTCTGTTGGGCAAGTTGATGAAGTAGGACAGGCGAAGATCTTACAGAAACTCTACAAGGATTATACAGTGTCAATCAGCGAGTATAAGAAAGCTGGGAGACAAGACTTAGTAGAAGCAGAAATTGCAGAGCTTGAAGTACTTGAAAAATTAATGCCACCTAAGATGAATGAGGAAGAAATTAGGAGGATAATAGAGACCGCCTGTGATAAGCTTGGGAGAAAAGTTACCCTTGCTGATACTAAGACATTACTAGCGGAATTACAGAAAGACTACCCGGGAATAACAGGAAAACAGGTAGTGGATGTAATTAAGACAAGGTGAGCAAAAAAAAGATTAGGATAGACTTTTACGTTCTATCCTTTTCTTTTCTTTTCATTATTCTTTAACTAGTTTCTTTAGTTCTTTCTTCAACTTCTCACTGACCTTAACTTCTTTACCATTGACCATAACAGTAATAGGCCTCTCAACAACCTTCTTACGACTGCTCTTCTCTAGCTGTTCAAAGATCTCATCTAGCATTGGTACTTCTCTCTCACTTACAGGTCTCCAAGAACTTTTGCAATTACATAGTACTTCGTTTCCAAAGTTACTAGACTTCAACGTAAACTCTATAAAGTCTTTATCCTTATACACTATTAGTTCTACAACTGGATTGTCGTGAGAATTAGTCTGTAGATAATTGCTAACAGCTTTCTCACATTCAAATCTTATGATATCACCTAATAATATATTTACTAAGTATCCATGGGACTCTTTCCTATTAAATGCCGCAAAATAGTCCTCTAGTTTGAAATTTCTTATAAACTTCATATATTTCGGATCGAAGTACCCCTCTCTTCCATCTAGAACTTGTAAGAGTGATGCCGCATTATTATCAATCTCAACTGAACATATTGGATACATACTCGTTGTAACTTCTTCGAATTTAATCTTAGTGCCAGATAGTAATGTTGGTATATGTTCTCCACTAAATAGATACATACCAGGACCAATAAAAGTTTTATACCCAACCTTAAACGTGCAACCAGCTTCAAGCCTCTGCATTACTCTATTGTTCAGCTTATTATCTAGAACTGTTCGTAGGTAGTCTAGGTACATACTATCTTCTTCAGTACTTCCCTCTACGACTGGGAGGTTATTACTAAGCAAAGAAATCTCATGTTTAATTGCTTGTCTGAACCTAGAACCTGCCTTACTGAGTATTACATATTTTTCATGACTACCCAGTGAATTCTCTTTGTCGTAATAAAGTCTCGATATTACATAGTTACCGATTACTTTGTCGATTGATAGTATAATACCTGTTCTAACCTCGACTACAATATCGCCGAACATCATATTAGGTGCACACATCTTATACTCAGGGAAAGCTCTCTTAAGTTTACGATCTAATACACAACCTGCTTCAGAAAACCACAGGTCTATATTAGTTGAGTTATTCCACGGATACCAAACTGGTTTATCTAAGTCTCGCTCACCCTTTTCCAGTGATATGTACTTAGTCCCCACTGTTTTCTTAGCGTGTTCGTCAGATAGAGAGTACCTACTATCCAAACTTATTACCTCTAATCTTCTTGACGCTTTACCATAATCTACCTCTCTCACTACATAAATCATATTAACAGGTCCACTAGTAGAGTTAGTGAAGTTCCCAACTCTTGATAGGTTCTTCTCTTTCTCATCATCACCTTTGTAGGTATAAAATTCTCCTACTTTTAATTCTCTTGTTGTTACTAATTTTTCTTTCATATTTTTAAATTGTTAATATATTATCTACCTATAAGGAATCAAGGGCAAAAAAATAAGTAGGAAAGTCTTAACTCTCCTACCTAATCTTACTCAACTACTAGCTCCTTAACAAAAGAACTGATGTAGTAATCCTCAATACACCTACTATTTCTTCTAAGGTATATTCTTATTAAGTCTGGTATGTAATCGTCAAAATTATCTTCTGTTATACTAGAGAAGATTTCACCCTCGCTTACCCTTTCTGCATACCTTCTCTTTGCCTCCTCACTACCATACTTGCCTAGATATAATTCATACAACTTATCTAGTGGCATCTTAGTAAGGTCTGGTTTCTGCATTACACCCTCCGCACTTCTTACTTGAGATACGCAGAGTGATCTAATTTTATCAAACTCACTAGAAAATAACTTATCTACCCTATCTGATAATCTTACATACCTTACTGCATCTTCCTCCTTCTGAAATAACTTAACAAGGTCGGTTGATTTAGACCTTTCTGTGTAGACTGCAAATACTCTCATACCTCTTTAGAATAATTTAATCTGTTCAATCCTAGCACCCCTATATCTTGACCTACTAACATTAATATACTGTCTCATCTTCTCTGGGTCACTTGCATTCTTAACCGCATACTCAAAGGGTCCTGTTTTTTCTAGCTGACTTAATCTTTCTTGGTCTTCCCTTACTTCCTCATCGTACTTATTACTTAGGTCTTCTCGCCATGAAAAATTCTTGTCAATACTTGAATACTTCTGATATACTTCATTGATTCTACCCTCAATCTCATTATACACTGGATCCTCTTCGTAGTACTTATTGGTCAAGTCATAGTATTCATAAGTCAGTTCAGTATCATCAAGTAGGGCCTTATTATATCTACTCTCTAACCTTCTTACTAACTCCTCGGCATCCTCTTTTCTTTCATACACTCTTCTAATATCATCATCCACACCATCATCAAAATCTGGCGTGTAAATATAGAGCGCGAATAATATCCTTTTCATACTCTACTAATATTTTTTAATTACACTCATGCGCTTGATTCTAACACGCAATAACATAATTTTCTCTCTTTCTCTCATAGTTAATAAATAATTGATTCACACTATTAAGGAAACTAAGGGGAAATAAAAAAGAGAGCAAGGCAGTTTCACAACTACCCTACTCCGAATAAATGTTAATAAAACGTTAAATAATATGGTTAAACAAAAATTGAAATACTTCCTTGTTCTAATGTTTTCTTCATATCTATTACTCTCTGATTCTCACTTCCCACCCAAGGCTTAAGAGGTGATTTCTTTGACTCGATAAATCTACCATCACAAAGAACATCAATGTAACCTAAGATCTCAAGTTTTTCATCACCCTCTGCTTGTATTTGTTCAAGTGTATAACCAGTATAGAGCCAGATTGTTTTGTCAGGGAGATCTTTTTTTAATCTCACTACCAAATCAAGTACTCCCTTCTTATTCCAGACTGACATAGGATCACCACCACTCAACGTAACACCACTAACATAAGGCTTTCTCAGATTACCAAGTAGTTCCTGATAATCCTCTTCCTCAAATTCATGCGCTTGGTCTACATCTGGGTCCCATGTAAATTGATTAAAACAGCCTGGACAATGATGAGTACAACCTGAGAAGAATAATACCTCTCGTAATCCAGTTCCATTTAGTAAGTCGTTATGATATGTCTCTATTATTTTCATCAAACCTCCAACTTTACATATTAACTCTATCTCCAATTTCCTTCATCTTACCTTCATTAAATCTGACATCACCTGTTCTAGTTCTGGTAAAACTTAAGTAGCCGTTCCCTAACTTCCTCTAAATCAGCGCTTTATATTTTTCAATATAATTTAGACTATATAATTCTCCACTTACTATAGTCGTTGAATCAGTTTTTTATCTAACTGACTGCTGGTTTAGTAAGATCTACTCCTACTAGTTCCAGCAATTAAAAGTGTTTTCTATGATCAACCTAAGTCAATCAAAGGCACAAACGATCTTATGCGTCTTACTTTCACTATATCAGAACTACCACAAACAGGACACTTACATTCATCTGTACTGTCATTACCAATAAAATGATGACCACAACTTACACAATAATCTGCTTGATGATTTACACCCAAGTACAGACCCTTAGACATACCATAAAGAATCAAAGACTTAATTCCCTCTGTATTATCTAAGGAGTTAATCTTAATGTGTGAAATCTTGCCACCATTTGAGTAATTCCAGAACTTAGACTCAGCATCCATCTTATCAATAGGGCCAATGTCTTCTCTAACATTCAAGTGGAAACTATTTGTCAAGTATCCACCCTTAGTAATTATACCATTCTTCTCACCATACTTATTAATGAATTTCTCGTTAAACAATGGGAGAAGAGATTCACCTGGCGTCGTGACACTACTAATATTTCTACTAGTACCGGATCATATCTTAACTTACTGCTAATAAGTTCTATCCACTTCGGAAACGTACTAATCTCGTTCCCTACTCTACTCAGTTACTCTCAATAAATAAGCTATAATATTTATTGATACCTTTTCGATGATCTCTACACGCTAGTTAATTGTTAAACTAGGCACGGGATTAGCATATTACATAGTAACTTAGCCTTCCCCCGTTAGCATTACTTTCCACAGTAACACACCCTTTAGTAGGTTTGATAGTTTTAATACGGCACGCTCTTTTACCGTATACTGCAAATAATATTCCTGTCTTCTTCTTATATTCTTCTGCCTTCTTAGATATATGTTCTAGTGTCTTCAATGCAAAACCACTTTCGTCGTCATGGTGTGATTTTCCAGTTGCTAACATAGATAATTCATGAAGACCACCATAACCAAATGATACTGTTGAATACTTAAGAACTGGCTCAATCTTCTCATCTGGCTTTAAGTTACCACCATCGAAACCGCCTTCACAGAATACAAGTGGGCTGCTAGATGCTCGAAGATTTGACAAGTATTTATAGGTTCTTACATTAATATTCTTTGCCATGTCTAGATAGAAGTCAAGTGTTTCTATCCAGTCTTTTCCTTCCTCTACTGATTTCTCATAGATCATTGGAAGGTTTAATGATATTACTCCGAGATTACACCTATATATCATCATCTCATCGTTATCATCTTGAGGCGTTGGTGTTCCTGAATTCTTAAAACATGGACTCAAGAACGCTCTACACATTTATTCCCTAGTTACCTAAGGCACTGACTATATCATCTATTACATTCAACCATGTAATAGTCTTCCGCTTCGATCTAGTTCTCATCCCTAGACCTACTCCCTTACACTCATCAGGGATAGTCGATACACTTTCTAAATTAACTTAGCTTAGCACGGTCTCATCCTATATAGCAGGACCTAACCGTTAGCAAGATTTTACTCTTACACCCGCGAGAAACGGTTCAAAAGATTTTAAATGGGCTGTAGACTCTTGCTTACCCATTGGACTTACTATTTTTCCCCACTTATGATATACATCACCTACATAATTTGGAGTTTCACCATCTGCTGTTTGATCAAGGCTTAAGTAGTCTGGATATTGAGCGATCTTAGTACATTCAATCGCTTCATCAAACAACCACTCTAGCTCTTTACCCTTACCGTGCAGGTCTGAATCAAAGAGGAATATAAGTTTTGGAAATACAACAGGAACTTTACTCCCCGGCTTTCCTTGACCACCTTTTCTAACTTTCAAGATAGTCGATGCAATCAAGCTTCCCCACTTAGACTTATCATGTCCGAAGGAGAAGGATAAGACAATAATTCTAATACTTTCATACTAGTTTAGACTATATCATTAACCTTAATTAAAAAGGTTAGACAGCACTTCGAAGTCAAGAATTTCACATGACCTCTACTTCCTCACGGAATAGTCGTTACACCTTCTATGAATAACTTATCATAGCTTGGCACGGTATTACCAGCTATCCTTTTCAGGACCTTAGGCTTTCTTAGAGAGCTTATTAATCACTCTTACCGTTAGCAAGTTTACTACTCACACCCTACATTTATAGGTTCACTGTCTTTTTCACTTAAGTATTACTACCTAAGGCCGCCCTATTTTATCTTAGTTGACGGAAAATCACCACGACAGCTTGCAACAGAACCACTACTCATTTCGATCTGCTGGAAACCTGTCTCGGCCTCTCTTATTACTCTACCAATTGCATATTTCTCTTGTTTTTCTGGATCTACTGTACAACCTGCATCTTCCATTAACTCCTTATACTGGTTTAGGTAAAAATCATAAGACTTCTGAGCATAAGGGGCAAGTACTGTATCAATCTCAGGAGCTGTTAATCCACCATACTGATTACCTGCAATAACACTTAGTACATCAGCAGTTACAGAAATTGCCGCCTGAAGTGATTGTGGCTCGTTGTATTCTGTATTAGACAACATAAAACCATCCTTCAGTATCTTACCTAGGTTAAATAAAGAACAGTTGCCGGTTGGTATACCACCCTCTAGTACAAAAGAGTGATCATCCTCTACTTCTAGGCACCATACCTGAGCCTTATTATTTAAATATGATGGTGTAATTGATTTCACCCTCCAATTCACTTTAATACTAGAGTTTACACCATAATTCTTGGTTTCTTTTTTCCTAACACCATAGTTAGTAACTTGTCCTGTTAAATCTCTGACTGAGGTTACGAAATACCCGGCAATATTTAGTAAATCGTAAAGATGCTTATTAATCTCCTCACCTGTTGCTTGAATACCATTAAACTTTAAAGTAGTACCTGGCACTTTTGATCCATCAGCACACATTAAGCCATTTACATAGTACTGTATATCCTCAGGTTTGGTAAAATATAACCAAGGTATCTCCTTACAATGGCCAAAATCTCTAATATACACTAGTGTAATTTTTTCTTTTACACCACACTCTGTTACGGTATATCCACAATCCGTAAATCTCTGTGAAAAATCCTTTATTTTATGTCCACAGAGTCTGATTTTAGTTATTTCATTATACCCGTCTGGATAGCTAGTTCCATCACCAAGTGCAAATCCCCAACACCATAATTTCTTCTCCCTTAGGTTAAGATCATTCCAATCGAACTCTGTTATATCGGGCATCTTAAATAGACAATCTCCTACTTTCAAGTTAGTGGTAGTAGTGTTGTCTTCTAATATCCACCTATGGTTTCCAGTACAGTAGATAGTTCTTTTTACATTTCCACCTCTTACTAACACTACCTCATTTAATTTCTGCCATCCATAACTTCTAACGACTGCCTTCTTCCAATTACCGTAAGGAGTTAGAACCGTTATCTCATCGCCATCTGAAAAATCATAGAAAGACTTAACACCAACACTAGTAATAAACTTAGTATCTCTGCGAAAACAATTCGTGGTATCAAGTCTAGCTGATTGGTCATGTGCATAGATATAACCATCAGATAGTGCTTCTCTTTCCATTTCATTAAGAAAGACTCGCCTATATCTTTCCTTCTGTTGTTCTCCATATATCAGGCTTCTTTTCGTAGATACAAGGGAGCTATCACAGTTTGCATTTGACTTGTCTGCTTTGTATGATAGTTCTAGGGTCTTTGCATCAACAGCCTCCATTATTTTCTGGGCATCGATTTTATAGTTTCTATATTGCCTATAAGATTCAGCCACCTTATTAAATCCACACTCATCCAGGGACACTTCAACTAGCTTATGTAGTTTCCTCACTGTTACCTCTGGCTCCTCAATTCTGCTCACTACTGCATCGCTTACCTTCTTGCAGTCTTTATCAGTCATGTCAAATAATACTCTATCTGCACTTTTTCTGATAGCGGCATGAATCTTCTTAGGGTCGAATGCTTCAGTAAATCCGGCTCTCTTCTTCTTGACAATAATCTTTTCGACTTCCATCATTAGTTTTTCCTTCTTTATTATTATAGATTTTCATACTGAGACTCATCACTGAATCTCTTGTCATTTTCAGTCAACATGTTCCATAAATTTTTGACCAAGTACCTTTTCTATGTAGTCCTTGGCGTTTTCTATTTTTACTACACTGTCAATCTTATTATACTCCTCTGTAAACCTGACATACTTTCTCTGTTTCTCAAGGTAATCATTGACATCCTTGAAACAGCCTGCTCTATATTGATCTTTTAGTACCACGTCCCTTATAAAATCAGCGTCTTCCTGTACTAATAGAATCTTTCTTACCTTGCAACCCCTAAGTAAGTTAAGTTCTTCCTGTATTGCTGATTCTATTACCTCGAAATCTCCTGCTGATCCTGGAAAGCAGGCCCTAAGTGTATGATAGAAAATTGAATCACTAATACCTCTCTCAATAATGGCGCTTCCCTGTTCATTAATACAGAGACCGCTTAAAAATGATTCGAGTCCTACCAAGTGAAGAATGCCATAGTTCAGGTCGTTATATTCAGTCAGGCAATCAAATATAGTAGTCTGATATTTTTTCCATGACTTGATTTTCGACCTCATTACTGGCAGATCATACTTGGACAATTTCGAATCGATTGTAGCGCTTTTCATTGCACCACTCATACCATAATAAATTTCTACTTCCATATTATCATTGTTCATTTCTATTAATAAGGCAATAATAATAGGAAACTTGCAAGATTGTACGGTTCGGAGAAGAAAAAAGTTAAGGAACGAACACACTGTCATTCCCTAACTGTTGCTTATGGTCTATCGTAGTTATAAGTTATTCCACCACTTAAATAACCAGGCAGTCTAGCAGATATTTCGTTGATTTTATTGTTCAGTAAGAAATTATCAATATCAAGACTACTTCTACCTGACATAGAATCCCAAGTATCTAAGACACTCCCTAAGTACCTATTATTCTCTAGCTCCTCCATGATAATACCAACTAAGTCATCATTAATATAATCAGGAACTTCAGACTCACACATCATAGTAAGTCGTCCATACTCATACTTAACATAGACCTTGAAACTGTCTTCCCATTTGTCGGAGTTGCTAAGAAGTACTAATTCTAAGTCTGGTATCTTGGGTGGCATGTTCTTATAGTACTTATCACCATACCTCAATACATACCAACCTAGTTCAGGACAAAGATCGGATAGTTCTAAGTTAAATCTCTTACTTGTCCATCGATCTTTAAACTCATTCCCACTAAAACTCTTCCATCCTACCATATTACTTACATACTAATTTTGTAATACCACTATCATTAAGACTAAGCTTTATTGACTTGTTATTGAATGCCGGTACTGACTCCATATGACTACAGAGCATGATACATCCAATATTCATCTGACTGAGAAGATCAATACAGATTTCATGATTCTTCGCATCTAAGTGTTTCAAGAATTCATCCATCACAAGTAGTCCCATCCTAGTTACTACCTTAGATAAGAAATTAATGTCGAGTATTGTCTTCTGTCCATCACTACAATTCTCATAGCTTACTTCATTTCCACCATCATTAATATAGTGTGAACCGAGATCTAAGTGCTCAACCTTACCACGTCTTGTTCTGATCACCTCATACTTAACGCGATTATCACTAAACTGTTCTGCGAGACGTGACATAATTTCCTCATAGATCTTACCAGTTGGGCCAGTAATTTCTTGATACCTTGCCAACATCTCTGCACTCTGACTAATCTTATCAAGTTCAGCCTGACAGTTCTGGATAGTAGCGAGAGTTGAATTCCTATCACCCATTAATTGAGTATATTGATCCCACACCGACAAGTCACTCTCTATTTGTGCCATAGTCTCCATAAATCCATGAGGCAGTTCAACTTTCATTGGTTCTGCTCCCATCCTCTTAATAGATTCCACCACACTCCCTAATTGTGACTGTGTCTGCTCTACTCTCTTAGTAAGGTCATTAATTGTATTAACCTCTACCATCAACTCAGTCTGTCTCTTACTCAGACTACCTAAGATAGTTTTGCAGCCAGTGTCAATTTCATCCTTGGTAATCCCTGGATACTTGTTGAGGAACTTTTGATACTGCCCTGTCTGTTGATTAAGGAGTTCTTGTATCTTATCACTTAGTTCTTTCTTATGTTTCTCTAAGTGTTCCTGATTTTTTAGTTCCTGACCACAACTAGGGCATACTTTCTTACTATCAAGTCCCTTAAGCTCAAAGTATAATCTCTTACCCTCTGTCTTAATTTGACTAAGTTCCTGTAGTAATTCATTGAGGTCATTGATTTCTTTCTTAATGTCTTCAATTTCTGGACTAATCTGGCTTTGATAATCTCTCTGCCCTGCTTGTCTAGTCTGAAGTTCACTAAGCTGCTCTTCTAACATACCTCTCTTAGCAGTTAGGTTGGCAGTATTTGTTAGGTAATCATTATACTCTTTCCACGCCCTCTGTAAGTTGATTCCTTCTTGTTTCTTTCCCAATAAGTCTTCCTTACTTAGTTGTGGTAGTACGATGAGACCTAATTTTTCATCTATATACTTAATAAGCTCATTGTTCTTATCAAGCGTCTCTCTCCAACCTTGTGCATTCTTAGTAACTTGTTCATATAGTAAGTCAGCCGCTTCATGGAATGTATCAATCTTGTCCATCTTATAGAACTTTGATACAATCTCAGACTTTCTCTCAGGCGTAACACAACCTATGAACTTTGGATGATTAGAGTCGAAGAAGTAGACGTCCATGTAATCAATGAATGGAAATCTAGTATGGAGTTCAAGATCGAGACTAGCCTTATTGTTAGACTTCTGCTCTTCACCATTTATGTAGAACTTCGTATAACCAGCGCTACTCTTTCCCTTCAGTACACAACCTCTAGTGATCTTGTATGTACCGCCTTGATATAAGAATTCTACCTCAGTCATACACTCACTTGCTCCGAACTGTACATACTCCTTGATATTTCTGTTTTCAAGGAATGCGTATTTAATGGCACTAAGCAAGCTACTCTTACCACTACCATTCTCACCCGTCACAAGTATCTTATCCATGTCACTCAAGAATAATTCAGTCTCATCAATACTTCTCCAATTCTTACAGTAGAACCGAGTAATGACAAAATTGAAATCTACCTCCTTAGACTCAACATCCTTGACACACTTTAAGATCTCACTATGTACACCTTGTAAGTTATTAGACCCAATTACATTACCTATCAAGCCGTCAATTTCTTCCCAAGCTGGTACATTAATGTTGTTTACGTTTCCATTGATTGTGAGATTCTCTGGCTTATATACATTCCACACACCAGCCTCATCATTCCAACCCTCAGCAAGTCTATCTGATGTATACTGAAAGCGCATTAAGTTGTTGTCGGGATTTAGATTTACCCACTTAAAACTCTTATCTGCACAATCTAAGACAACACCAGTACTTTCCTCACTATCTGACATCTTACAGCGCTGAGGAATACCAATACTTACATACTTACCAAGCTGAGCAGGTCTGTGTATGTCTCCACAAATAGCCAGGTCGAACTTAGTCTCATCTAGTACCTGTGAATGAATCCTATCGCTATCTGTATATGATATTGTTGCATGAGTAAAGAGAACATCAAGCTTTCCATTAATCCAGGTCAAATCAAACTCTGGCCTCCAATTATAAAAGCCAATTCTCTTACCATCTATTTCTACCTCCTTACAATCAGCATAATGTAGATTAGAAGGCAACATAACAGATAAACAGGAATCAGTAAACTCAGAAAAAACAGATTTATTATCTTGGTCATGATTTCCCCATATTATATAACCAACTCTGAAGTTCTGCATGATCTTATCTAGAAATGACTTAACCTCTGCTTGTACGTATGGTCTATTTATTGTCTTTTCTAGTACATCACCTGCAAATACAATTACACTTGCACCTTCAGCTTTTCCAACTTTTATTATATTATCTGCTACCTTCCTAGACTGAAATAATCTATACTTCTCACTAGGATTTCTCTGTGGGTAGTCGTGAATATGAATGTCACTTACTGCTAGAATCTTTGTCATACCGTCTTCATTAGAGTTGAGTAATTATTCATTAACCACGTAAGAGCTGCATAAGAATGTTTACAGAGAGTTGTTGTCTTAGCTCCCTTCTTTGGTGCATTATTAACAGCAGGACCAAGTTCAATACTAGATCTCTGTGTGATAAATAATGAATTCCTATGCGATAAGATATAAGCTGATCTATACTTGAAGTCAGAACAGTCACAGTATATCTTGACTCTATTATTCTGCCAATTGCTCAGTGAAAAATCTGGGTCGAGCTCTATGAAAACTACGTGATCATGGCCCTTCTCTGAATTAACTCTGAACTTTAAGACAATATGATAAACCTTGATTGCCGGCGAATTTGAAAAGAAGGATTTAAACTTGGCTAATACTCCTTCCGGTTTTACCAAGTGATATACCTTCTGAAGACTCGCCGAACAACTACTAGCTCTACCAATCCTACCGCTATCTATGTTCATCAGCTCACCAATTGTAAACTGGCGGCCAAATAAACTACCTAATACACTTCCTAACATAAGGCTTAATATATTTCTTCCTTACTCTGGGTCACTGTATTAATGCTCCCGGTTATACTCACGATCTTACCAACGTTCTTGAGATAGATACCAGAAAAAGTTGGCACCGCATTCTCATTCTCGTTGTTTGTATAGACTGGCTCTGCAATACCATCACTCAAGACTATACCATTTTTCTTGATCTCCTTGGTAATTTCATTAAACTCATATACACTACCATCGGATGAATTAATTTTTACCATACCTTAAAAATTCTTTATTAAATCTACTTGTAAAATTATTATAAAAACTAAAACTACTAATACCAGTCATACCATACTTATTACAAAACGCAAGCCAATCACTATAAGGCTTGATTGTTCCATAATTAGGTAGACCCTCATGAATTATTCTCCTAGCCTCTTCTAAGCCAGGGTATTTCCAAAGGTCAAAAGATTCATACTGTTTCTTAAAGAGTTCTACATCATTAATACTAGAATAATCTCCCTCTAAGATCTCAGCAATCACCTTATCACCCCTCGTACCTTTCTTTCTCGTTACTCTCATCCCATTATGTCCCATACCAATTGCATCACAGTAAGCCTTGTATTGATAGAGTCCAAGCTTTCCCTTAAACTCATCAGGCATTTCACTGTATATCTCACTGTATGTTCTAATCTGTGGACCACTCTTATCCTTACTGGTCGGAATCTTGAAATAATCCATCTTAGGTGACAGAGAGTAGAGTAAGTCGGAGTCTTTTGTAATTATCACGCTAGGTTTATTATCTGTTTCATATAATTCCCTACTCGCTAAGTAAACCAAGTTATCATATTCCCAACCTGGCACGAAGAACGATGGCACTCCGAAATCTACTAAGTGTTCAATAATTGCATACTTAGCCGTTCTTCTTACTTCATTACTGTATACTTGATTTTCTGCTGTCTCGATCTCTTCCTTACTGACACTAGGATCACTCTTTAGCTCCTCAAGTAATTCTCTCGTCATGTAAGTGTCTTTTGGTGATGCAGTACCTTTCTTTGAGCTAATATCACCCCTACTGTCTTTATACGCACCCCCAAGTAAGTGAGTCGTATAGTAACCACCAAAATCTGGAGACCACTTATCACAAATAAATACGTACTTATCCGCAGTAACCCCAAAATCACGAGGTATCTTATTCAATGTATAGATGCAACTCTTAATTAGGTCACCCACTGTATACTCTCCTGCTTTCTTACCTACCGAAATACCATAATGATTTCTCGCTAGGATATAACTATTGTCGATTAGTGCGTACTTATATTTGTTACCTGAATTCATTTATTTAATAAGTGTGAATAAAAAGAACAGAAGAAACCTATACTATAAATCTCTTCTGTTCTTATTTGTCTATGAGTACTTACCTCTCATTAGAAAGGCAAGCTATTTCCGTCTGAACCAGTAGGATTACCAAAACTTGATCCTCCATACTGCTGCTGACTATTACCTGGATTAACAGGGGCACCAGTAATACTATCGAAGTGTGCTGCTGGTGGTGTGTTGAACGGGTCAGTATTTCTACTAACTACTTGCTCAGGATTGTTAGCTACATTATTATTCTCGTAGCCAGCCTGTGCATTACCCTGTGCTGGACCTGACATACTAGCAAGAACTGGATCATTTGTTACCTGACCCTGCTTGTTAGTTGGTGTCTGATTCTGAAGTACTGTCTTATTAGTATCTTCAATCGCCTTCTTGATTCTCTCAAGATCATTACCACCACTAGCCTTTTCCATCTTAATCTTAGTAAGCTGGTCTGTCATATACTGGATTGTCTCCTCAATGAGTCGTCTGTTGAAAAGACGCTTCTCATTTGATGGTGTACCTTCCTCACTACCAGCTGCCTGCCAACCTAAGAAGAGCTCAACTGGATTTTCCATAATCTGAGCTGCCTCCTCTGAGATCTCTGCATTCTCTGTGATAGGTACTGGACTAACCTTATGAACCACTGATATATTAAAACCAGGGCCACCAGCATTAACACTAACTGACATCATAACGAAACCCTTACGACCAGTTAAGTTCCTGTTGTAGGTATCGCTGAGCCAATCCTTGTTAAGGGAACTCTCAGTAATGTTAGTATCCTCAATGTTACTAGCTACTAAGTCCATAAAATTCTTAGCAGTTAATACAAACAGGCCATCAAAATTCTGACGAGCTGCTTGCCTTGTGTTACCCTCCTGCCAAAAGTTCATAGCATGTGCACAGAAGATAGTATAGTTCTTCTTGCGGACAAAGTTCTTGATAACCGGATCCATTGCATGTTCACGACCATCAACCTCCTTATAGAGCTCATCAAAAATTACATAAGCCTTGTTAAGAACTTCCTCTTCCTCTGCAGTTAAGCTACTAACCTCACGACCTGAATCCTTGTCCTTAATCATATATGCTGACTTAGGAAGAATTCTAATCCAAGCGTCATAAACTGATTCTGTACCATCACTACCCATGTTCTTACGTGGCATTCTAACCTCACGTGTTCCCATAAGTGTGACATAAGGAAAATCAGATACAGTACTGTTCATTGGCAGTAACTGATACTTACCTAAGTTTCCCTTGAAGTTACAGAATACCTTCTCAATCTGCTTCTTCTTTTCAAAATTTTTACTCTTAGTCATTGGTTTAATCTGACCAATCTTCTCCAAAAAAGAATCTACATTGTTAAAACTCATAAAACTTAAAATTTAAAATAAAAACTTTATATAAAATAATTCACTTGCGTAGAGAGACTTCAATTCTCCCTACATTAATAAGATTTCTAAACGATCTGAGATGACAACTTATTATGGCCATCCCTTCTCTACATATAAGATATCTAGACGCCCTTACCTACAATTATTACCACTACAAGATCACCTTATTTGTCTTCAGTAAGTCCATGTCAAGGTAAGTTTTTCCCAGATTAATACCTACCTGATGCTCTGCCCAACCTAGTGATGTTAAGTTACCTAGGCCATCCATTAATACAGATTCTGGTAGGTTCAGGAGTTTAGGAAAATATAGTACTACCTTATCAGTGTCAGGCATACTATCAAGCTGACCATCCTCTAACCACCCTACTACATCATCACCCCCAGGATAACTCAAGACGTCACCATTCCAACAGAGTGAATAATTAACCCGCATAATGTAAGGCTCAAAATGAATCCGCCCAACTAACGACTTATCACCCAACTGTATACGACTGATGATGTGATTCCGCCTCTCTAACAGCTTATATATGTTTTCAAGCGGATAGTCTGGGCGGTTGATAATTATGGTCTTGTTAATAATGTAAGATACCTCCCCCGGATTAACAAGGATACCACAATTACCCATCCTAGAATTCGTCGGCTCCTCTAAGTAAGTAGCCTCAATATTAGATAAAATACCATCATTAAATACCATAGTTCGTATCTAACCAAAAATTATTACCGCCTAATTCAAACAAGACAGACTCATCATAATCCTCCATGTCATCAATCGTACTCACCCTAGCATAAACGTAAGTAAGTGTCCTAAGTCGTCCCTCCTTATTAACCGCTCTGATGTTATAAAGAAATTGACTAGGTATCTTCTCAACCGCACTACTAGGTAAGGCAGAAAATGGTAGAGGTAAGAGATCATCTACACTGTCACCCTCCACAAATATATCGGCAGGGTCAACAACTTCAAAATAAACAACTTTCTTTTTCTTCGCCATACTATTAATCTAAAATTTATATTACCACATATAAGGAATTACACAATAGATGGCTGCAAAATTGTCAACCTAAGTCCAAACCCATTATTACTACTTCCCTTAAGTCATTGTCAAGATAAAACACATTAGACCTTTCCTTAAACTGCCGGAAATTGGTGCGGAGGTAACGTTTGAAAGACTTATACATCTCACTATCACCCCCAGCCTTTGAGATTACCCTGAAGAACGGATTAAACTCTGACTTCATCTTTATATATTTTATATATGATTCCAGCGCCTTGTCATTCTCCTTGTAGACTACCTCAACCACACTAAAGTAATTGTTCGGATCTGTACTATTACGACCAAGTGATTCTATAAATACTATCATACCTTCTTTTTTATTAATTTTAAACCGTGGACTCTTTTATTATTTTCTTTCAACAAACAATCCTTGATTTCATAATAATTACCTAGATCATTAGCCTTTGCAGTAGCTTTATAACCAATTCTCTTATAGATCTCAGATAACTTAGTCTTAATATAAGTATTGGTATAAGACTCACCTACATTAAACTCTTTATTAATCTCCTCTAATATCTTATCATCCTCGAAACTGACAATATTTAATTTCTTGTCAAGTTCGGATGTTTTATACCACACTGACTTACACTTTTCTGGTCCTAAGATTGTGAGATATTCCTTAAATCTCTTCTCTGTTACTAGGTCTATGATATTTCTAATACTATTTCCTGCAAAGTAGTAATCACAAATAAACTGTAACTTCTTCTCTCTACCTTTTACCTGTTCATACTCCTTAAAGAATTCCTCAAGTACTCCCTTATCTTCTACTGTACTAATATTACCGAGCTCATTAAAGACAGTAAAGCGATTTGCATAGTCTACCTGTTGTATTTCATAGGCTCTCATTTCCGCTACCATTACTAAGTTGTTGAAGACAGGAATAAGTTTAGTGTCACCATCAACTTTTACTCTATTAACGGCCACAAAATCTTTCTTATAGTTCAATAGTTTAGCAGAGTCTTGAAATTTCTCCGATAAGTCCCCTCTAAGTACATCCCTAGATTCATCAAATACTGTGAGGAGATTTTCTGACTTCTTTATCTTTCCCTCTAGCCTCTTCTCAAACGAATCAGAACTACTTACAAACTTGATCGGCTTGAAAAATAGTGTTGCTTCATTCCTCCAAGGATTTTCCCGTAATCTCTGACGTCCTAGTATCTGAGGGAGGTCTAAGGTAATATCAACTGCTAAGGTATCAATATTAGCATCACTCACTACATAAGACTTTGCATTATCACTATAAAAGTCAGCGCCTAAGTAAACAGTCCTGGTACAGAAAGTAAACATCTTCCTTGGTTCATCTCTTAGTGGAACTGTACCAATCTTATATTTAGCACCTAACCTTTTCTTTATCTTATTTGCGTTATCCTGTGTATTGGCTACTAAGATATTTACTTGATCAGGTCCTAATTTTGCACGTTTGATAATGCTAGTGATGTTATTAACGGAATTGACATAAAATACAGCTTCCCTTGATTCTACCCTCTTTACGTCACCATTATCTAGCTGCACGAACCTATGGTCAAAGTTTCCCTCCAGATAAGACTTAATAATTGGACCTGCCTCCGTATAGACTGAAACAAGACCTTTAACTGTTAGCTTTGGTTTGTTAATACGTCCAGGATCTAATGTCTCCCAGTCTAATTCATAATATGGAAGATCCTTAAACTCCTCCAGCATATCAAGATATTTGTCGATCATAGGAGTTGCACTGACATAACATACCTTTTGAATTCCCTGTACTGCACTAACAAATTGGAGTTCTGTATCGGACTTAAACTTACTATCTGTGAAAATGCTCTGGAACTCATCGATAACAACCCGATACTTCCATAGTTCTCCTTGGTGTATTAGGATATCCTTTACTATTCTGAATGAATCGTACGTAACCAAGATCTTCACTGGCTTATTGTTTAGTCTGCAAGCCTTGATGTAAGTACTAATTTTGAAGGTAAGATCATTGAAAAAGTTGTTCTTGTCATCTTCACTAACTACCTCCTCCTCTTTAAGTACCTCATTCGCATAGTTCCTGGAAAATTTGGTCAAGTCCTTATCTGTTCCAGGATCGCTGTCATATTCATTTACTACCAAGAAAACCTCATCCTTGTGTTGATCGTACTTGTTCTGTAATAAGATCTTTCTAGGGCTACACAAGATGACATCCTCGTTGTTAGTAATGCAGTATTCAGTAAATCCACATCCTGGTATTTGTTTGTTCAGGATGTGGGGAAAGTTGAAAATACTGTAACCTTCCCATTCGCTCATGTACCTAATTTTTTCTGGTACTGAAATTGTTTCTTTCTGCATATGCTTTAACTTTTATTAATATTTTATTAACATATTTTCCGAGATATGGTCCCGTCGCTGGAAGCTAGGTACCACACTCGCTTGGGTAAACCCAAGATATTTCGATTACACTTATAAGGTTTTTAAAAGTAAAAACATACAGAAATGTACATTATAAAACACCTAATGGAATATAATATCTAAGTATATTTTTGCTGAAAAAAAATTGTACAACATTTTATGTCTCCAATAATTTCTCCACTACACTCTCCGCTATCGCTCCGAGATGTAGTTCCGCCATTATTTCCGACTCTTAAAAAATGTTAACGGGGAAGTACCGCCCTAGTCTTTCTCATTTTATCGATTCATACTTCGCTCTGCTCCGTAGAATCTCAAAATTTCGCAAGCCGGAGAAAATCATATAATCTTCTTCAGACTCCTTAAGGCGAAGCCGCATAGTGAAATGATCAGTGATGCCGAGGGAGCGAAGCGATTTGAGGTATCTCTTTTACTGATCATTTTGCTAGTTCTCTTTGACATGGAACTTCTTCTGTTTCCTCATTCCATTCCCGTTCCGCTTGCGCTCCACTTCATGTCATTCGTCAATCCAGAAGTAATTTCCCATTCAAGCAAGTGCGGGGCCTAGCTTACCCTTTTTTCATTCGGGTAAGAAAAGTGTACACGTCAACTGTTCGCCACACACACAGATACGCGCCGAATTTTTATGCAATTTTTATACAGACTCAAGCGGGACGAAAAAATGGGGCGCAGGATTTTATATTATCCCACGCTCCAAGTTTTTATAGTCTCTGAATTACACTTTCCGCATACTTAAGAGGTTCAAATGCAGTCAGTTCTTTCAGCTTTGTTTTTAGCGCCTTAATTCTTTCTGTTGTATCTTTATTTTTTCTAAGATAGCTAATTGGTTTTGACATTACTGCGCTAACTACTTCTGCTTCTAATCCTAGCTCATTAATTATCTGACGGTCACTTGCTTTTGGGTTTACGTTGATAATATAGTTTGATACGATTGGGAGAGCTGTTTGTACTTTTATATCGAACTTAGTTTTTTCTATGTTCCTCCTATTTACTTCCTCCACCAGACCTATGAAATTATCTAGTGTGTATTTCAACCAATCTCTCAACGGTATTCTAAAAGCAGATTTTCCGTCAGTTACATTGAGCTGATAGGTAGTGGCATCAAAACAACATTGCCTACATAGTGTTTCAAGTCCCTCTAGTTTAAGTGAGCCTCTATTACTAACAAGCCCTACAAACATTCTAGGTCCTTGTTTTGTTGTCATATCTTCCACAAATACCTGTCCCAGCTCAACATACTTATCAATCTTTTTCAGGGATGGTGTGAAAATGCAAGTATCACCTTCAAACATAAATCCATCCTTACCATCTTCATTAGTATAAGGTGTGAGCTTGTATGAATAGATAACCCTACCTTTACCTGTTTCCCAAAGTCTCTGTAGTTCTGAATTCTCTTTATCAATTAAGAGGTTTACATTTGGTTCTAGGAGTTTTGGGTTATCTTCTACTAGCGCCTTATACATTGATACTGGTGAGAAGTTTGGATAGATAGTGCTAATACCATATCCAATACCAGATACCAGCGATTTCATATAGAGTGCCAGTGGAAATACAAGTGATAAGCTCTCTGGTTCTAGTGGTCCTTGTGGCGATTCTACCATCTTAAGACATTGTAAGTTAGGCCTCAAGATTTCACTATACAAGTTACTTAGCATTGTCTTAGTATATCTAGGAGACGCAGCTGGTTTTTCATCCCCAAGTATAGACTTAGTACCAAAACTTCCAGATCCACTCATAACACCACTTCTTACCATTGATGCAAGTAGTGGTTCACATCCAGTTAAGCTATGAGGATGATAAGAAGCCATACCATTCAAGAGCTTAGAACTAGGTTGTAATTCGCCTTTTGGAAACTGAAGTGCTGAATAGATTAACCTTCGATAACTAGGTTTACATCCATCACTTACATTTGCTAGTGCCCTTTCTGTGTTAAGATAGGTTGCACCATTTACAATTGCTTCCTCAGTTTCCTTACCTATCGCTTGCTCTAGGATCTCTGCGAATACTGTTTCTTTTAATTTATCTACCTTACTTTTTCTAGCCATTATATTATTAATCTTTAAAGTTATATGGATTTGTTAAGATTCCTCTATTAGTTAGCAATCTCTTTCTCTCGTTTATATCTTCATTTAACGCCCTAGAATAATCAATACCATCAGGCGTAATCTTAATAAGTCTTCTAGTTGACTCATTAAAGAATATATCCTCTACTTCACCAGTTTCGGGGCTGAGGCTTCCTAGGCCCTTAAAACGAGAATAATGGCATTTTTCATCCATATCAACTGGAAATCCTGTCTCTACATCATACTCATCATCTGGGTAATAGTACTGTACCTTTCCAGTTGTCTTGCTCTTGCCTTTCCATAGAGGTGATATTGCTCTATATACAAGTCCAAGTTCTATCATAAAACGGGCGAACTTACTAAAGAGATATAATAACTCAGTAGCTATTAAGTCGCCATCTGCCATTTATATTTACACTAGATCGTCTACTTCTAGTGCGGATTTGTTCAATCCCTCATAGTCTCCTATGAGATTAGACTATATTTTCACCTTCAACATTACTTGGTCAGGTGTCGTATCTTTCGAACAGTCATTTATAGACTTTTACTGCTCTACTTCCAATTAAGGAATAGTCGTTGTCGTTATATTTTACTATAACAGCGGATTGTCTCTATTCTTAGGATTGTTACACTTTGGTACCTAAGACCTGACGAGAGTTTCCCGCAACAATACGATTCTTTGTAACATATTTCTAAGCTACTCAGACTCAGCTACTTAGCTTATCTGCATCCGTTGATACGATTATCTTACCATATCTACTTTTTTGTTTTATGACTTCTAATGCTTCTTCTATTGTATTACAGTCTTTTGTTACATTATTCACATCAAGACCTAATCCAATAACTTTAAAAATACTATAAATTGTTTGGCTCTCCATCGCCCTCTTAGCTGATGCATTTGTAACATTAAGAATTTTACCTCTCAATGGAAGAATTGCTTGCTTTGTTGTATCAGGTCGAGCTGTTACTAAGGATCCGGCCGCTGAAAGACCTTCGCAGTTTTTCGCAAACACACCAGACGCAAGTGGAAAGTTGTGCAGTAGGTTATCTACCTCAAGACAATATACATCTTCTGTAGTGTCTATCTTCTCTACGTTGATTACAGTATCTACACTACTTAAGGACATTAATTTCATTCCCCCTGTTAAGTACTGTGCTTCTATGTATTCACCACTACTTAATAGAATTTTATGATCTAGTGTACACCTAAAAGAACTATTATCATTTAGCCATACTTCTACAATCTGATCTACACTTTTTATCTTCTCTGCTGCAATAATTTTGGTCTTTGTTTTATTACCATCTTTATCACAAGAGAAGGTATATAGTTCTTCACCATTTTCTATCCTTCCTACTAAGTCCTTAAATGCAATCTTTTCATTATTACAAGTTAAGATCTCAGTATCTCCAGTAAAACATAGAAACAGTTCACATGCCATTCTATCTTTTCCAGTTGCCTCAGCGAATCCAGGTACTAGGTCATTTTTACTTCTATACAGTCCAACTCCACTAGCACCATCCATCATTTTTTCGGCCAATTCAGCAGCACCAATATCTTTCATTGATTCAGCCAGTTTATTCAGCTTACTAACATGAAGATCCCAGTAGTCAGAGTTTTTCTTCATGATTTTTTCCATATCTTTTACGACATCTCCAAAATCAGTTACCTTGACCTTTGTAATACTCTTTAGCCTTGTTTTTGTCTGGCTATCGAACATTACCTCACCCGCCAATAAGATAACACAAACACGAAGACCATTTAGGAGGTACTCATGTTTTATCTTATACATATCTTTCAGGGAAGTTTTAAAGCATGATTCAGCGATTGTTATGTGTTGTCCTTGATTTACATCTAGACCATTAACTGATCCCATTTCTACTTTATTACCAAGTTTAGGATCTACTTCAAATGTCACATAAATACCAACCTGCTTATTAAAACTATCATCCTTAGGTGTAATGTTTCTGACTAGTTCATACTTAAATGGTTTGAATGTATTATTTATCTTCTTACCATCTACAAACACACTAACCTTTCTGTTATAGAATTTTTCCTGGATCATCAAGAAGTACTGTAAGTTTGTAATTGGTACTTCCGCCTTAGTTGATTCAAAGATCTCAGGGTCAGGTTTAAAGAACACAATAGTACTAAGATCTCTAGGTACTGTTTGGTAGTCTTTGATACCTTTGAACATTAACTTCTCGATATCACCAAGTCTACCTGCTGATTCTAGTACCTTTTCACCTTTGACGCACTTAACAAAATAATACAAGTCTCCCTTACTTCGTGGTCCTGCATTATTCCAAGCTTTTTCTACGTCTGGTATTGATTTATTGTAGTTATGTTCTCCGATTCTAGATAAGAGCCAATATTCTTCACTTAGGAAATTTGTTGCACTACTACCTACACCGTTCATACCTACCCTTGAAACCTCTGTATTACTGAATTTAGATCCACTATGTAATTCAGAGATACTAAGATATGCTTGTGTTGACCCTGGTTTATCTGGTGACATTGCGATTGGTATTCCTCTACCATTATCAGCAACGAAACAGAAACCATTAAAGTCTCCACTTACCAAGATTGAATCTCCATAGCCTGCAGATATTTCATCTCCAGAATTATCAATAATCTCACGAAGTAGTACATTAGCATTTGAGTTATCGCCAATATACATACCCCATCTTCTTCGGACTGCATCTCTCGGTTTTAGGAATTCAATAACATCTTCTTTAATCTTCTTTGCCATGATTTATAATTATATTTTTTATAGTTATTCTCATACTATTAAGAATTGAGTGCTGTTTAATTGCAATACACTCAATTATAAGGAATGTAGGCGGGAACAAAAAAGAAAAACATACTAGGGTTTATTCTAGTATATCTTTCTCTACTACCTCAATTAGATCTTCAGGTGAGCTAAATAAGTAGTTCATTATCTTATCATTGTCTGGCCATTTGAGAAGATTTTTTGTACTTCCCCAGTCCACAAATAATAGTTTTTGTTCGGCTTCTATATTATCAATGGTGTCTCTAACCGCTTGTCCCACTAGATCATAGTTAGGGTAGTAGTCGTCATCTAATCCTCGAACAAACTTAACACGATCCATCTCATTATTAAGGTTAGAGTTTCTGACCTTATCTAAGTCATATATAGTAAGATCACTTAGTTTTCTATCAATAATCCTTCTATCAAACTGCACTAATACTTTTTCAATTACCCTTAGTTTCCCTTTAAATAATCTAACTACACTATATTTTGTAAGTACTGGAAACAAATCCCCACATGATAACATAAATATCGGTTCTATTGTTTTCATTTCTTAGTTAACTCAATATAATTATTAGGTGAATTTTTTATATAATTCTCAACCTCTTTATAGGTAGGCCACTTTAAACCTCCAATATTGGCATTATCTATATCTACAGAGATTTTATCTTGGATAGTTTTGATATCACTTATGGATTTATTAAGACCTATTCTTACTATATCACTGTCTGGGTAGAACTCATCATCTAGTAGTAGTACAAATTTAAAATACTCAAGTTTATTTTTATATTTACCTCTTCTTACTTGGTCAAAGTTAAGTATTGTCACTTGATCCGATCTACAGTCTATGATTCTGTCCTTAAACTGTATCATAATTTTTTCTACTTCTTTTAACTCATTGTTTTCTATGACGAATGTTTTATATCTCGTTAATATTGGATATAAGTTGTAGAGTAGCACTGCAAAGCTTGGTTCTACTGTTTTCATTTCTTTACAAGTTCAATATAATCCCTAGGAGAACTATCTATGAATTTTCTTATTTCTTCATACTTTTTCCACTTTATATTAGTCCTGCACATTGTTAGTTGATATGCACTTATGACATTTTTATAGTATTTAATATCTTCTAACCCATCTCTAAGTGCTAGTTCTACCATTTCTTTTGTTGGGTAGAATTCATCATCTAGTTCATATTTTTTCTTTAGGTTTTTTAGGGTTAATTGAAATACATCTTTCGGCTCTAATAGTTGTGGTAGTTCACGACTATAAGTTTGTATATCGTTACCTACTTGGATAATTATTGACACTACTTCTACAATATCACGACTTGCCCACATAAATTTTCTATACCTAGCCAAAACAGGGCATACAGTTCCTTTCAGCATTACAAATTTTGGGCTCATCTGACGTTAAAGTATTCAGTAATTAATTTTTCAGGACTATTCTTCATAAGGTCTAACAAATTTCTACCATTCTCAACCTCTGGCCACTTTGTACCTAGACTATGACTACTTATTCGGCAGTTAATGAAAAATTCCCGCTTCTTTAGGTACTTAATAGTTTCAGTAGTTGCATCTTTTATCACCCTGCTTGTTCTATAGTAACCTTTTAACTTATAGTATCTTTTTATTTCTTCTACCTCTTCTTTAGTTAGGTCTTCTAGGTTAAGCAGCTCTAAGTCACCTAGGCATGAAAACTTACCGCCACTCATTAATACTGTTAGTCCAGGTGATTCGATGCACTTTCCACCTGTCTCTACTATAGTTCTGAGCTTTAGAATAACTGGATATGCTACTAGCCCACTCAGTCCTCTTGCTCTTACAAACTTAGGATCTCTCATAGAAGTCTGTTTTTAGTATGTAAAGTTGGTCTATATTATCTTCTATATCTCTTAATTCCCTCAAACACTCTTCTCTTTGTGGCCATTTTTTATAAGCCTTATTGATCTTTGTTCTGCATTCGTTAATTGATTCGATGAGTGTTTTTTGCAGACAATCCTCTATATCTTTTTTACTTACATAGTTTCTGTTAGATTCAATAATAGTCTTATCTTCCCTGTCTAGTTCGTTATAGTCAGAATAATATTTACTCAGTAGGTCTTCTCTATTACCCCTGAACCCTAGACAAGGTCTTTTATCGCTAGTATACATTACGAAGAATGCTATAGGGTATCTAGTATCAACTACAACTCTACGATCATCTAGAAGTTCTGGTAGTACTAAGTATCCAATCAGATTTAGTATTTCTCTACTTTCTCCTACTTTAAACTTACCTAGTCCTTCTATATCTACATAATCAAAATTAGGGTTTCTCATAAAAATCAGTTTTTAATATATAAAGTTGATCTATATTATTCTCTAAGTCTTTCAGCGTCTTAAGAAACTTATCTCTTTGAGGCCACTTCTTACAAAATATATTAGTATTTGCTGTCCTGCACGAATATATATGTGATTCTAACCTATCTCTTAAGAAACGTTCAATTTCCGACCTGCTAAATCTAAGTTTATCTTTACTAATTTTCAACTTATCAGGTTCAGATAGGCTACTAAAATCTACATAATCGTTTAGTTGTTTAAGCTCATAGAAACTTAATATAACCTTTTGAGATTGCATTAAGTCATTGTAAACTACTACACATGCACATACATCATTTTTATCTATAGTTATTTTACCTTGACCCCAATTCATCGAAGGGAACACAGCATAACCAACTAGATGAAAAAACTCCCAATAACCATCTTCACCTGTCTCGGTAGTCTTGCTATTGTCCCTAAATTTTCCTAGCGCGTATCTATTTTCTACTAGTAATTTCTCCATTGACTTCTAATACTAGTTTACCTACTTCGGTCTTCCTAATGAACTTATTAATCCTCTCACGACCTTCCTTTTCTGGCCATTTAAGATCACTATCAAATCTCACCAAACCAGCAATACATTTAGACATACAGTGATCTATTTGGTCTAACGTGCACTTCATACCTTTACCTATTTCAGACCTTGCTGGATAAAATTTCTCATCAAGATCGTAGTTTCCCCTTAACGCTTAGTCGCTCTGTTTCAGTAAGGTCCGAAAGTTTAAGTATTTTAGCAGTTTTTTCATAGTATATTTGTAATTGACTGCCTATTTTTACTACTAATCTGACTTCACTTACTATTTCAGCATCTTTATTAAACACTGCAGGTAGTTTTATGCTTTTATACTTTACTAATACTACACCTATGTTTCCTCTACTATTTCTTATAAAACTAGGGCTCATAAAATCCATCTATTATTTGATACAATTCTTCTTTTCTAGACATAAGATTTTCTAGTTGGGCTTTTATCTTTTCTCTAGAGGGTATTTTCTTATATCTATTACAAACTTTCCAATCCATTTCTAAAAATTCCTTGTTCAATCCCTCTACTAACATGTTTTTTATAGTAGACCTCTGTATGTTACTGATTGACTTATTTATTAGTTCTAGTTCTGAATCAGTAAGGCTATTGTAGTCATACTGTACCTCATCTAAGTGCTGTCTATCTGTAGTCATGAACATAGTAGAGTCTTCACAGATTGAACTATACACTACTGCTACTAGTATACCTTTGCTTTCATTAGGGTAAACTTCTACTCTATCTTCATCTAGTTCAAGCTTTTTATAGTATCCAACAAAGTGGTATATCATTAAAGGGCTCCACGGTGTATCTCCTCTGGACACTTCAAACTTTCCTATTATATCTTTCAGGTTCATACTAGAATTCATCTTTCCTACTTATCACGTTAATTAGTCTAAAGCTCATATTATTGTAATCCTCCGTGACTAATTTTAATACTCGATCATACTCTGGATACTTACCAAAGCGTCCCTTATGAGCCCTACAGTTTTCAAGTAACATAAAAGTATCTGATTCTATCTTATCTATTAAGTAATCATGACATTTATTGATAAGTTTTTCTTTAATCACAAGCTTACCGTTAGTTTTCTCCAGGTAAGATTTATAGAGTGACCTAGCAGTATCTATTGGTATCTCTATTATTTTATAGAACTCACTTACAAGGTCTCTACTATGAAATGTCCAGTACTCATCACAATATATTAACCTAGTAATCTTAAGTAGTCTACGATTATCTAACATGACGTGATTATACATTGCCATAACCGGACAATACTTATCACCTATCTTTGCAAACTTTCCAAAAATACTCTCATACATATACATAACATTCTTCTATACTAATAACTGGATCTTTCTTTACTCTATCCAATTTCTTAAGTAAGTATTCGATAGTTGGGTATTTAGTCCCAAACTCCGTTGGATGCTTAACTATATAGTCCCTACAGTCATCTAGTCTTTGGCTAACGAAATTAAGTGTATACTCTCTTGCGTCAGCTATTATATGACCTAGTATTAATCTATCCGTCATTACACTGATATCAAACTCACGTAGTGAATAGATATTAATGCTACACTTATAAACTCCTTTATCTGCTTTCCAAATTTTCAGTTCATTATTAAGTGTATCAAAGACTGTAAAGTATGTTATGTTACAGCTTACTTGAATATCAGGAACTATTGAGGTAAATATTGGAAAAAGATATCTATTGTTATAGTATTCGTTATCTAGTTTATCATCACTAAATCTTAGTATACTTATTTCTTTCTCCATATTACCTCCTCTATAAGTGCTTCTGGATTATCCATCATATTCTTTATATAACCTTCTATACTATGGAATTCAGGATATTTTAGTCTCGGTGTCAAGAAGTACATCGTCCTATCATACATTTTATCCAATTTTATCTTTATAGTGTTTATTAATTTCCTTGTTATCTCATCTTTCTTTTTCATAATAAGGCTAGTAACTTCTTCAAACTGCATTCTATCCTTATCAAATAAAAGGTGAGGTGTAGTTATATTTCCACTAGCATATACCTCGACTATAAGAATATTTCTCCCATTAATTATAACAGAATAAAATATGTTATTTATACTAGCTATTAGCCTGCCACTGCTTTTTTGAATATAATATGGTAGTACTGCTCTTGCAATAATGGGGATAAATGTATAATCTCCTATCAAAGGTTTATATGCTCTTCCAATTAGGTTTTCTTCTGATTCATTTACTGTTAATAATTCTTCTATCACTATATCTTTCATCTTACTAATAAGGTATTGATAGGAAAATAAAAAGAGAGCACACCTACTACTCTCTCTTATCTACTATTCTAATTCCCATATTATATATTTTTCTGGATTCGTTTCTAATTCCCTTAATCCATTTCTAGCCCATTCTAGTGTTGGATATTTTAAGCCTTTTCTGCACATTGTATTCTTAAAACAGGCTCCCCACCTATATACAATTTCAGACACTGCTCTATCCCTCGCACTTTTTATTATGGCACTCTTTTCTCTACACAAGAATTCGGCAACGCTCTGATGTTCTTTATCTGATAGGTAGTCACTGGCCAATTCAATTCTATGTTTATCTGGATCTAAGAACATTATGTATGACTTAGTTGACGGCCTATAGCAAGTGATAAATATAAATTCATCTTCACCATACCAAGAAACGCCTTTGAATGCATTAATTATTAGGTTCACATCTTGATTCGCGTCTATCAGTATTTTTCCTGTAAAGTCTAAAGTTTCTCCCATAATACTTCCTCCAGCTTTAAGTTCTCTAAGTTTTTTATAAACCTATCATACTTCGGATACTTAAGAAATTTTCCTCTTATCCTTGCCCCGACGCTTTTGATTTTCTTGATCTCACGTTTTTGACACTTTCTTAGGTCATCCAGTACCTTATTCTTGTCTATCTTACTTACCCAATCCTTATTATGTGTGGCAGCAGTTATTAATCTACAGGGGGCGACTATAATATTTTTACCGCTCTCTAAGGAAACAATGAACACTGTACTTTTATCAATCTCACAGTTCATCGATACCCTATCTTTACCATAAATATAGGGTGAGTAGTCAGGGATTTCTACCAGACCTACTATAATACCTAGCTCATCATCCAGTTTCACTTTTTCACCTAGGAAATCTTTATCCCTCTCTGTTATCATGATCTTTTCTATTGATTACGCCATGAATTATACGTTCAGCCCTAGTCAACATTATATTTATTCTTTGTTGATGACCCCGCACTTAGTTTTTGGCGTGTAGTAACCAAGTACTAGTTTTTCAGGGCAGCTTATGTATTCTTTATATTCCCTGACTGCTTTTTCATAACCTGGATACTTGGGATACCTTTTTAATATGTGTAAGTTCAGTGTGGTCATGTTATTTTCTACCCACGTTGATATATAATTTTTTATCTGTATCATAGTGGGCATTTTTTCTTCCACTTCTTCAAAAAACTTATTCACCTCATCTTCAGTTAGTTGATCTTCGTCTAGAAATATTTTATCGTCTAAATAGAATGTATGGTAAGTCCTCCCATCTCGTTCAATAAAATATTCTAATGGTCCAGATTCTATCTCCTCTCCAGTAAAAGCAAGATGAAATAGAGATGCAAGTACGAGACCTCTAATTTTTTTGCCCTGTCCGTTATTTTCCATTAAATACTTACCCGCTAGGTTTTCCATAACCTTATTTTCCAATGCTTATTACAGCTTTTTGTGGATTTGCTATCAGGCCCTTAATAATATTGTCTTGTCTTTTAAATTCTACCCATTTCATATTGTTTAGATTCCTTTTTCTGTCTATATACTCTTTTGATTCTTTAATACGTAAATGATAGTTCCTTATAACCCTTAACACGTTTCTTCTTATCCTTTTTATGTACCTACTTTTTAGTGTACCATCAGATCTTAGCATAAATCTAAACTCTTTTATAATTGGCCCAACTAGATTTTCATGAAAACTACTCAGACTAACTACTTTATGATCCTCCATACTATATATAAAGTAAGAACCGGGACAAGAAACTGCTACTATAATTTCTGTTAGTTTAATATTAGGGCCTACAAATCTCACTCCTTTGAACACTCCCACTACCGGAAGCCACCCTAGTACTGTTCTTGCTACATTAATCATTCCTAGTTTCTCCTACTTTTAATATAAACCTCTTCAAGTCTTGTCTTTTTTCAAGTAAGATCTTTTTCACTGCATTGACCTTAGGATACTTTCCAAGTGTGTATAGATTTCTAGAACCCATAACCCTGTAGTAATTATTATAGTTCAATCTAATCAACATTCTCCTAAATTTTCTAACATATTTTGACTTAAACCTACCATTCTTATCTATGAATTTACTATAGCGCTTGTAAACACTTTCTCTTATTTCAGGGTCTAGGTCTTTACTTATAAATATCGATGAGGTTCTAATGCTGACTCTAAAACTAGGGTCTAATCCAACATATAATGGTGTCATACGTAATCTTCCTTTATATACACTTAATTCTACATACTTACCAATGACTGGCATGTAAATTCCATCTCTCGTTTTTATCATATCTATCATTCTACTATTAAGGATTCTACCTGAAACCTGATACAGAGTCCGCTTGAATAAAAAAGTGCATCTAGGAAGCCTTAGATTTCTTATATATGTAGAATAATAATTGGGTCTATAGTTTAATGGATAGAACAATGGCCTTCTAAGCCGTCAGTCCAGGTTCGATTCCTGGTGGACCTACAATGAAAGCGAGGATAGGTAAGAGCAATTAAGTTTGTTCTTGCCTTTTCTTTTTATCCGTCTAGAATGCCCTAGATCCCTTATTAGTGTGATAGAATAATAAAATTTTCAAGTAGCTTATGAGTAGAAGCGCTATTATAATTAGAGAAGTGGACTCGAACTCCACCTTGGAAATTTTATGGTTATCCCCACTTAGCTCAGTTGGACAGAGCGCCCAGAGATGGATCTGGAGAGGTCGAAGGTTCGAATCCTTCAGTGAGATAACCAAAAAGGTACTTAGTAGAGATGCTAAGTACTTTTATTTTTTTTTCTAGGGGGATAAAAAAAAGAGGAGCCACACTGTGACTACCTCTATTCCTAGCACTACTTTATTCTACCGCACGCCATTAATTTTTTCGTCTCTTCGTATATCTCTCGAATCGAACTGTACAGACACCTTGATTGATAAGGTTTTAATCGTAACCCTACTATCTTAGTAATTCTACCGTACTTATCTCCCCTACAACATCCGAAAGTGAGACTAGTAAATCTATCTGGGCCAATCTCGTAAAGCTTTGATATTAATTCAAAATCGAGTTTAACACAGATTCTAGTGTCGCGCGAAAAGTATCTATCTCTGTAAACTTTTGATTGACTTAGTTCTTTTTTACCTAGTCTACCAAGCTTACCATCTACTACATACTCAAAGCAAATACAGTTAATTGGGTCTTTCCCTTGACAATCCCAGTCTTTTGAATTATCTGGATTAATAACTAGATAATATGTAGGGGTCTTCTTATCTAGCATCATCAAGATTTCTATGAAGTATCCAACTCCATATCCACTAGTGACCTTTGTCTTAACTGTATTACACTCTGACCTATCAATACTATGACTGACGAATAATTGCGCACTCCCTGTTATAACACACATAAACAGAATTAATGCCGTAATAATCCTTTTCATGGTACAATACTTTTCTCTCTTACCTATAAGGGTTTATGACAGAGATATTTACAGTATTGTATGTTTCGGAAAAAGTGCACCTAAGAACCTGTGGAATCCTTACTTATGTGATGATAATAAAGGTCCCATAGTTCAATGGATAGAACGTAGGTTTCCTAAACCTTTGATTCAGGTTCGAATCCTGATGGGATCACATATATCGTTTGTATGTATTGAGTTTGTATAAGACGAAGTAACTTGTCCGTGAGGATGGGTTACTTTTTATTTTGCCCTTAATTCCTTAGTAGTGGATATTAAGTTATTTTACTCAGATTTGTATTTACGAGAGTCAACTTGTTCGGGAGAATAGGTTGGCTTTTTATTTTTTCCTCCTGAAATGTCCTAAATCCCTTATATATGTAATAAAAATTAACCTTAAGAATTAAAATTTTTCTTAAGGCTTTTTGTTTTATTGAAATTTAACAATTAAAAACTATAAAATTATGAAGAAGATTATGATTATGTTAGTTATGTTAATCAGTGTATTAACTACTAACGCACAGGTGAGAGTAGTAAGCGAAAGAAATTTACTTCGTGCTACAACAGAGTGGGTCAAATTGGCCGACAATGGAACAATCTCTACATATCTCAGATTTGTAGCAGAGGATCACCCTGGAATGGATGGTGCGGATCTATGTACTTATGTAGATTATAAGTACATTAACAAGAAGCCGAGTGGTATTTATACACCGGCTAATGCGAGAGGTTTTGTACTTGCTGTATATAATATGCAGTATGGCCAGTATGGAACATTTGCGGGAAAAAGTAAAAACATTAAAATAAAAGATGGTATGATCAATAGGGTATCTATGGATTTCTTAACAATCCAGGATATCGAAAGTTGGACTACCTTTATCCTAGCAAGTGGAACGGCGTATTACTTAGGAAACGGTAAGTATACGAAACCTAATTTTGTAAAGATAAGTGATTCGACACAGACAGGTCTTGTGAGACAGGCCCGTTATCTTAGGGAATTCATACAGAGATGGTAGAGAAAAATATTAAGAAGAGCTATAATGCTCTTCTTTTTTTGTTTTTAAAATACAACGAGAAGCTAGTTACACTAAAGTTCCTCTGGACTTATTCTTTATATGCCAGCAATAACATAACTATCCTTTCGACTTCTCATTTCTACCAGTACCGTAACCTAAACAGTATAAGTAATGTAGATATCTTCATACTTAACCGAAAGGTCTCCTGTCGTACATAGCTCACCTTTATCGCTACAAGGGTATCCCAGCACCTCGTGGCTAATTAAGCACATCTTACAGTAAGACATGAGACTTATAAAACTGGGCAAAACTAAGTCTATACTAGATCCTGTACCTCTCAGCACCTCTAGTATCTCTTTCATATATAAGGATTCTAGGGGAAACAAAAAAAATAAAACGACAGAGAGCTAGCTAATTCTATGATCGTTTCTGGTCTTATTGACTTTGCCAGCATCGAATTAACTATCCTTTCGACTCTCTATCTCTACCATACCGTAACCTAAGCAGAATAAGTAATATAGATATCTTCATACTTAACTGAAAGGTCTCCTGACGTAATTAGCTTCCTATATCGCTACAAGGGTAGTCTAGGACCATTTGGCAACTCATTATAAATTAGAGTTGAGACTTATAAAACTAGACGAAATTCAGTCTATATACGTATTATACCTATCGTACTGTATAATCTCATATATCCCTTTCTATGTATAAGGGATTTAGAGGAAATGAAAAAAAAAATAAAAACGACTGAGAGTTAATTGCTGGTGTGTACTCCAGGTCTTACCTAAGAATGCAAATTGCCTGGCACTAAAAACAATTCCCTCTCTATCTCTACCAGTACCGTAACCTAAACAGAATAAGTAATGTAGATATCTTCATAC